AGATCAAACAGTCTTACATATCCATCCCAGATTTTTGCTTTGTATGAAGGCACAAACTGGTACCCTTCCACTCGAAATTTGAAATGGTCGGATAACTCCTGCGCAATGGAATCATCGCACCGCACCAGCAAATGTACTTCATTTAGTTTTTCTATTGTGATCATCCGCCTGCCTGGAACTGCTTGTAAGCGATTGCGTTACGAATGTCCCAGTTTCTATTCCTAAGAGCAGTCAAGATAGACTCAATAGTGTATATCATTGTATTGAGATACTCGATTTTGATATTGGTATTGTTTAGATCAGTATCACCCACTAGAAATTCGTCGAGTTCTGACTTCAATGGTTTTACACCTTGCCACTGATCCCACCCCAACTCAACCAATTCTTCGCGGGGTAACTCACCACGATAGTACCTGAACTTTGTTTGTCGTAACGTGTTGTAGTCTAACTTAGTCTTGGCAAGTTTCAGTTTTACGTCAGTCATCAATCTTAGATACTTAGAGTGCAACTGGGGTGTATTCAGTGATGCCTTGTCTAGATGCAGTTCATCGATTTGGCAATCGGTATCCCACAATTCCAGTAGATCAGTCATGTTCATATTGTATTCCTCACGTTGTTGATGGTTGTAACTATAATGCTACTACACTTCAAATAAAATTAGTTGCTTATGAACTTATAATGCGAGTACTGAAACGATGCACTGCAGATTAGATAGTTTACATCTGTGGCAGTTGCTTGCAGGGTCAGTGTGTTCAATGATATGGGAAACATTCCAACAAACTGGATAGTCTGGATTGGCACAAAGGAATTATTGAGTATAGACAAAGTGCCATCAGATAAATCTTTGCTCAGTTCAGTGTTGCCACCAATTGGATCTGTTTGTAGAAAATCAGTGTACTGTTGGTATTCCTCGGGAAATCCTAGACCGATCATCCAGTTCCATATTGCCAGATAATTTTTCATTTCAGCATCTACCATGAACTCAATATCCAATGGAGTGAAGTCCAGTTCAGCACCTGGTAATGCCATGTTTGATAATGGTGTGGCAAGATTATGCTGGTTCAGTGTGAGTCCTGGTATTGTTGCAGACTGACAGAAAAATCCCAGGTCAGGTGCTCTCTGTATACCAAATCTAAACCCATTGGAGGATAAAGGGTTCACGTTGGATGGGAAGGGGCATGATAGTATTGTCATAGTATTCCTTGATATGTATGTTACTATTTATATAAATAATACAACCTGCCGCAAAGAGCAGTCTTGGGAACCCATTCGTGGTTCCTTTTTTTATTTCTAGACCATGTACAAATGGTTACCACAGTCGTAAATTTTTAGATAACCTGCATTTTCCATATTATAATTTTCTGTCTTGGTGGGATCAAACTTCGCCCCCAACAACTTTGCCAACTTATGCTTCTGTGTACTGAAACGGTTTATCCTAATATTCTTACTGGGATTAACCCAGAAGTATCCTGGGTTGGTGGTCCTGACAAACTCGCCAAATTTCTTATACGTTTCACCATTGGAATATCTCATATCCGCATAGGTAGACAACTGTTCCACTCCAAGATGTTCCTTTGCCACTATGAGTAATTTACTAAATCCACCAATGATCTTATGCCCGATCTTAGATGCAAATCTGTATATCTCATGGGATGAATCAAACCTAGATTTACCCACGGTAATCATACACACTAATTCTTCATTGGAGTATAGACCAAATGATTTACCAATGCATCTGCCCTGTAAATGATTATCATCCAGAAACTGATCTGAATCTTTTTTGCTGACAGGTTGGATTGTAGTTTTTCTGCCGTATACTATCGTATCAAATATTCCCAGTTTTGCCTTGATGATACTCTTGACGATTTCCTTTTTGTATAACCACTCATCCTCAAATATCTGAAGCAAGTTTATATTGGCAGCATTGGCAAGATCCATTTTCTCTAGATGGTAATACTTTGATTGTCCTTTCTTGGACAGTGTTTCCTGGGCATGCCAGTATAGTCCGTGATATTCAATTGCAAAATTTCGTGCCGGAATATAGATATCAAGTTCCTTCCCAAGAGTTTTCCTATCATTGTTCCGGATATACTCATCTGGTAGAATAGAACAGATCCAGTGATACATCTCCTGTTCACCATTAGAGGTGGATCCCTTTTTGAATCCAGGATCAAATCCAATACGTTCAAAATAACGACATAGCGTGGTGATATTCATGCTACCAAAATGTTCTCTTTGCACTTCAAACAGAGTGGAGTTATTGCAGATAGATTTTAGATGGGCATGATCTGATAGTAAGGTTCTATCAATTGAATATCGATCAAAGGTGTCATCTATAACTGCATCATAGTATGCTTGCTTAGTTTCTCTAGTTTTAATTTTAGATGCCGGAATATCCTGCACGGCAGATACGCCATACCGAGCAATACGTGTCTGTTTTGCTTTGTCTAGTCTATCAATGCTATTGGCAGTATTTTTGGTGCTGATGTTCTGACGAATGGTGGTATCTTTATTTCTACAAACAATAGAACACCACTTGGAGGATGGTTTAGATAAGTTACCACAGTAACATTTAGTGGTATGGTTGTTCAGAATAACATCAATCTTTTCCTTTATAGAAAAGTCATTGGGAACTTGTTCCTGTATATAGGTATATAGATTATGCTTTTCTAGGTAGGACTTATGCATCCTTCTTGGAGTTGCTCTGACGATACGAAGTTGTTCGAGAAATGTGTTCATAGTGTAACCTCAAATTGGTATTATACTTCTATTTATAAGAAATACCAGTTCTGAAGTTTTTATTTCTTATAAATAATATGAACAACAAAAAATGTCCTTCACGATGTAACTAGCATCCAAGGACTCTAATACTAAAGAGGAGTATCAGCATGACTACTTATATTCATCATATTATGCCCACTTTGAAAGAAGCATTCCTTTCCCAGATTACCCGAAGTGATGGTCGCATTTCCCCCAGATCACTGAAGTACAATTATTTCATCAAGCATAATATCACCCACCTTTGGGATCATTTTGATCGAGAAACCAAACAATTTCAAGCGTATTCCTACTCAGATCGTGTGTTTTTCTATAGAAATAATATCACTGCAGTAAAACCATGTAAATGTTGTGGTAATCCCTGTATCACTATCAACTATACAAAGGGCAAACAATACTCGAATTATTGCTCTGCGAAATGTGCCAGTTCTGATTCTGGTCCAAAGTTGATTGGTGCCTCAAAGCGAGATATACCTGCATCCAACATTGCCCGCAAGAAAACAATGCAACAGAAGTATGGAGTGGAATTCAATTCTCAGAGACCAGAACTCAAACATATTTGGACAACACCCAAGGTGTCGCAATTCATACATGCCAAACTCATGGACAAGGCATATTTGATTGAGCAATACGTCACATCGAAACGCACGGCAAAAAGTATTGGTGATGATCTGGGTTGTCATTATAGCACTGTGATTGAATATCTCAAACTCCATGGGATTGAAATATCCTATATTAGAAGTACATCTGTCTTGGAGACGGAGATCAAGACTTACATTGAATCGCTTGGTGTAATCGTTGAACAATCTAACCGCAGTATGATAGCACCCAAAGAATTAGATCTGTATATTGCATCACATAATTTTGCCATAGAGGCAAATGGATCCTACTGGCATTCATATTCAATGATGGAAACAACACTGGAACGCAATAAGCATTTGTTGAAGTATTCTATGTGTCAGGATGTTGGGATATCCTTATTGCAGATAACAGATTTAGACTGGAGAAATAATACGGACATAGTGAAATCAATGATCGCAAATAAACTTGGGCATTCTATCAAACTGGATGCACGGAAATTGACCATTGAAAAACTAAACAATACTCAGTATAAAGAGTTCGCGATAAACAACCATATATCAGGATATGCCAGAGCATCAAAAATATATGCACTATGTAAAGGTAATGAACCAATTGCAATAGTATCATTTGCCAAGTCTAGATTTGACCATAAGGTGGACTGGGAAGTAATTCGATTCTGCACAAAACTAGGTCACACTGTGCGTGGTGGGTTCAGTAAACTGCTAAACGCATTCATCAAGGACATGGATCCGGTGTCAATTGGAACCTACTCTGATAACAGATTTGGTTCTGGTGGAGTGTATCTCAAGGCAGGATTCGCACATATCAAAAAGGTTGATCCAGGTTATTCGTGGACCGATACTGCAGTGATGCTGAATAGATATCTGTGCCAAAAGAAAAAGTTGCCGAAGTTATTGGGTGCTAAGTTTGATCCCACTAAAACAGAGGCAGAGAATATGTGGGGATCTAAGTATCGGCGCATGTGGGATGCTGGTCACAACTACTTTGTACTACAAGTGAAATAAAACTTCGGCAAAAGAAAAGGGACTCAAAATCGAGTCCCTTTCTCTATATCAATAATACAGTAAAAACTCCTGTATAATCAATAGGTTACTACATCAAATTAATGACCCTGATTTTTCTGTAGTAGTAATTGCTATTTGTGAATAGACCGTTTGTAGCATCTAGTGTTGTGAACGGGTTAGCAACCATTCCATATCTGGTTTTGAAGCCGATCTTTGGCTGAAAGGTGTTAGGATCAACAGCACGAACCAATTGTAGTGGAACGTATGGGCAGTAGAACATACCAGCATCGAATGCTGACTGACCCTTGTAACCAACTACGAAGAACTGGTTAGCAGATTGGTTAGAAGCATACGGATCAACATAGACCTTGTAACGACCATTTAGAACACCGGCGAATGTTGTAGATGCTTCATCAACATTTAGGTTGGTTGACAACGCAGGAGCGTAATCAAGAACACCTGCCATTGCTAGAGCACTTGCTACATCTGAAGAACAGATGATGAAGTTACCCTTGCCACGACGTGTTTGCTGAGCAATCGCATTGGCATCGCGTTCGATTTGGAACAAGAGACCCTTGAATTTTTCAACTGACCAACGACCGTTTGAATCAACATCCAAGTCGAATGTACCTGGTGTTGCTGTACCAACCTGAGCACCGACCTTAGCAGCGATGTAGATTGTACGAACAACTTCACGGTTAATTTCAGCAAGAATTTCTGTTGAAAGAATTGTGCTTAGTTCGTTTTCTGCATCTAGACCGTGTACTGCCTTCAAGTCTTGTGCTAGTTCGACTGAGTATTCTGCCTTCAACGCACGTGTCTTAGCAACAACGCTTGTACGCTCAATGCTGAATGCCATTTCGTTGAATGTACCACCAACAACGCCACCTTCTGCAGTTGTTGTGCTCATTCCAACACCAGTGTTAACACCAGTTGTTGGGTTTGAGAGTGAAGATTGTGGATCTGTAGTTGCACCAGCATCACCATCAAACAATGCATTGAGGTCACCAGAGAACTCTGTGTTTGCTTCGTTGAATAGTGCTTCGTCACCGTTTGGTGCTGAGTAACGTGCCTTCATTGCAAAGATCAAACCTGTTGGTTGGGTCATTGGCTGAACACCGCAAATATCATAAGCGATAAGTTGTGGAGCAGCACGGCGAACTAGAGAGATCAGTACTGGATCATAACCAGCAACTGAACCTGTCATTGCACCTAGACCACCCTGTGATAGTCCTGGACCACCGACGTTTGCAGGTGCTGTTTCGAACAATGCTTCGGCAGACTTCGCCATTTCACGTTCTTGGTTTTCTAGTAGAACAGCAGTAACTTCGCGACGATAGCTGTCTTTGATTGAAGGCATAGACTCATGATCGAGTACCGGTGCCCATTTCTTTTGTAGTTCTTGACGGGATAACATATTATAACTCCTAATTAATTTATGATTTACTTAGCATGGTCCAATTGCTTTAGATATGCATTCATAGTTGAACTATAAACCTTCTCTTCAGTAATTTCGACGATGCTATCTGTTACTACTGGATGGACTCCAGAAGTGGTTTTCTTACCAAAATAATTTTCACGAATCGTTTGTAACTTTACGGAAAATGTTTCTGCATCTTCAAAGGATAATTCTTCGGCAAGACTTTTGAACTTCTCAACGTCTGTGTCGGCAAGACCCTTTGCTGATTCTTCAACGATAGTTGCACGCTTCATTAGTCCTAGTTCTGTTGATAGACCAACTGAGTACTCAACTGTTTCGTCTAATTTCACTTCAAGTGCTTGGATTGCTTCTTCCATTGCACCGATTACATCGTATTTGTCTTCAGGTACATCGATGTATGATTCAACAAATACATCTTTTAGTTTTCCGATAAAGTTCTCTACGATCTCAGACTTTATACCAGACTCAAGGGCAAGCTCATTCTGTTCCATCCACTGCTCAACTATGTAGTTGAGGTATCCATCAACTTTTTCAATTAAACCCTCTTTGATCTGTTCAACTTGTTCATCCAAGCGAACGTCAAACTCTTCCTCAAGTTTAGCAACTTCTTGCTTTACTCGAGTTACAACTGCTGCTTCAAAAATTGTTGTTGCCTTAGTTTTGAATTCTTCGGAAAGATCTTCACCGTTTACTAGAGCAGCGATATCTTCAGAAACATCGATACGCATTTCTTCTGTCGCAGCAACTACTTCTTCTGCAACTACTTCTTCGGTGGTTTCTTCTTCGGTTACTTCTTCTACTTGTTCTGCTGTCTCATCTTGAAGAACTTTTGATTCTTCAATTAGACTTGCGATCTTTTGTTCAATAGACATATTATATCTCCTATACTATATATTATTTAGTGTGTTACTTGATACTGTTTAAAAATGTTTGAAAGGCAAGAATTTTTGTCTCTTCCAATCTACTTGATGGAGCGTTTCTAATACTACGCTTCGCATCATCTATATTCCTTTCCACGAATTTCCCATCAACAAAAATCCACTCCATGCCTTCCATGATACCTCTTACAAATGCTTCGGGTGCCGAAGGATCTGCCACAAGATCAGCAGCAGTGGATAACATAAAGTCATCCTGTACAACCTGCACGCCACTGTGGTTTGCCTTCAATGAACCGATTGCCCGACTTGATACACCTAGATTTGCTCCACCATCAAGCAGACCCTTGGCAATATTACCCATTGGTGTATTCAAAATCTTTGCCTTACCAATATAATTCGTACCTTCTTTCTTCAATGACTGGATCATGTGTGATACACGATCAAGGTTGATTGTCGGGGAATCAGGATGACCCAATTCTCCGTATGCACGATTTTTATTCACGTACTCTTTTACATAACGGGCAACTTCATTATCCATAACCTTCTCTGGATAAACACGCCCATTGCGATTCTTCAGTTCTGATTGGAGGAAGATACCTTCAATGAAATGTTCCTTTTGCTTACCCTTGGTTTCTTCAACCAAGTATTTTACCTGGTCTGTTACTTCTGTTATGAGTTTCATATTATGCTCTTGGACCAATAATTGCAGGATCATCGTAAGAACCGTACCAACCATCTTCAATGGTAGACTTGTAACCATCTGTCTTGCGGACGCGCAACCAAAGTTCTGCCTGACCACCAGTAATAGTGACCACGATATCCTTTGTATTCTTTGTTGTCTCCGGAGTCATAAATTGACCAGTGAACTCCAAGTAACCTGCAGCACCTGCTTGTAGTGTTGTGATTATAACTGAGTCACGGACAATCTGAATGACTGCATTTGCTGCACCTGTCCATGCCATGCCAGTGATATCAACAGTCTGAGTAGAACCATCAACCACTTGGGTCGGTGCGTGTAGTAGATCAGAGTTCAGAGTAATGGTTGTTGTATCAGCATTGACTCCAGTGACCTTGACCACTGCCTCGAAGTCTGATATTTTTAGAAAACTTTTTGCGACTGTCATAATAATATCCTTATTAGATTTCTCTTACCACTTGTAAGAAATTTTCTTTGTTTGCTCTCATATGCTCCACGATATCCTGTCTGTCTACCAATAGAGCATTCAGCAAATCTTGGGTATCTTCGTCAATTGCAATGATAGATCCATCGTCTAGTTTGTAATCTATCTTATTTTCGATCAATGACTCAATAACATTCAGTGATCGTATATTCTGTATTACTGGATCTACACTGAACAACTTTGATGCTGCCAGACCAATATAGGATTCAATCAGGGTATCTGTTACCTTGATATTATGATGTTCCCGTATAAGTGTTGCAACAACATTATGGTCAATGTTATCGTAGATCTCTTGTATAACTTCTTCCTGTAACTGCACTTCCTTTATATGCTGCTTTGCTTCTTCGATACTGGTGAACTCTGTTTGTTTATAGTTGATCAGTATATCATCATTGACGGTCATGGTTATAGTATCGGCACCGAATGTTACTTGTTCTGTAACCTCGGCACCGGATAAATTATCTTTGATCGTCTTTGAGAATTGCAAGTAGTTCATTATTCTTGTTCTGGTTGCTCTTCAATTTGTACTTCTTCAGCAACTACTTCTTCAGTAACATCGGCAACTACTTCTTCTGTTGTGAACATTGTCTGGGCGATTTGCAGACGCTTTGCTTCGATTTGAACAGATACTTTCTCTGCCATTGTATCTTCAAATGCAGATTCAATATCCAAGGCACTGCCACTTGCGATTGCATCAATTAGGTTACGTGTACTCATTTTACTTCTCCTTGTTGTTCTTGTGGAATTTCCTCAGGGATTGCTGTATTTGCCGCAAGCACTGCCTGTTCATCTTTCATTTCTACATCGATATCTTTGATGTCTTCCTCTGACTGTTGTAACACATGCTTACGGATCCATGCTGTGGAGTAATACTTTCCAACATACGGATCAACCTGCTGTAGCATATTAATACGTTGCATCAATACTTCATTGTCCTTCAGCTCAGAGAAGTAATTATCCTTTACAAAATCAAATCTGATGATGGAGCGCATATCATCCCACTCATCCGGTCTGATAATACCCTTGGACACCAACTGGACACGCAGAGTGTCCTTGAATAATGTACTGAACCTTTTCCTAAGTCTACCAATAAACTTACTGAACTTCACTTCCTCTCTGGTTATCTCAGAGGACTTACCAAGACTGAATACCTGCTCTGGTTTCAATCTACCAATCGGCACATTCAATGCTTGGAATAACTTATTCTGGAAGTATATAATATCGTCAATCTGTCCAAGGTTAGAATTCTTTGTGAATACGCCACAAGATAGAGCAAAGGTGTGGTGATTATGTACTAACTCATTCGAGTCAATAGTCAATGTTCCAACCTCTATTTCATCTGCCAAGTATTCAATACGCACAACTCTATGGTTATGCAAACTTTCCTTTACTCTAAAATCTTTCCAAGAATCATATTTACCAAACCTAGTAACACACTTGTCAACTAATCCTTTCGTGAACCCTACACTGATATCTAAGTTGGGGATACACTTGGTACTGTTCAATTCTAATAATCGTTCCACACAATGTTTATTACTATTTAGCGACTCAACAACATCGTGTATAGTAACTTGGTGTGTAGTCTTTCCACGAACCACATCAATGATAGAACAAAGAATATCATTGTCAAATTCAACTTCTTGAACCTTCTTGTGATTTTCTCTGCGAGATTTAGAAAGTTCAACATTGGACCATATATTCTTTGATATTGTCGATTGTCTAATACTTGCAGTTTCTCTGCGATCATCGGTCCAACTAAGTTTCCTAATATCAGATATATGTTTTGCAAATTCTGTATCAGTTGCAAGTTTCTTTACAAATGCAGCAGTACCAAGTCGTAATGCTTTATTACTATTGATAGCACGTATTGCTCTTTCTTCATCAGACTGGTTATCAATAAAAGATTGAACTCCAGATTGTACCTTTGCACAAATCTTATTGTATTCTAACTCAGATAACCCATTCCAAAACTTTTTGCTATTATCAGAAGACTGTTTTACTTTATTCTTATACCAATCTGAATTCTTTTCTCGTTCTAATTTCATTTTTGCTGATGATGCAATAGTTCCTATCATCGGAGGGAATGAAATGGATCTATGATATCTAGCATGATCTCTCCAAGACATCAAACACAAATTTTCTGGAGAATTATCATGGCGATTTACATTCTTATGATGAACAACATATCCATCCTCAAAATCCTCTTCATATACTTCCAATGGCAATTCTGTATGACTCTTCACCATTCTGTGGGTATACTTCCATTTTTTAGTTGCATTATCAAACAGGGTTTCGTAGTCAAGTTTTTTGTGTTCAGAAATAAATTCCTTCTTACGATACAGAGGAATTAGACTTTCTCCTTCGACAAAATCCTTTGCTTCTACAAATCCTTTTCCATAAATTGGGAATTTGTGATCTGGAGTACAAATTATTTCTTCTCCACTATCCAAAGTCAACTTCATCACCTTTGCTGACTTCTGAGTAACTCCTGCCCAACTAATCAATCCTGGTTTTACTTCTCCTGTGAATTCATCGCAGGAATAAGTCCATAATGTTTTTCCCTGAGACATTTCTGATTCTATATCTCTGATACTCAATTCTCTGCCATCTAGTAGAGAAACTTTAGTGTCCATTGCGAAACAACCACCAGGCAATGTAGTAATCTCAGTGCCCTTACCACCTTCACGACGGGGCATCCAAAAATCTTCCAGCATGGACATGAACTTTCTATCGTCCCGTGTCTCACCAGTGCTGGCATCATACACTACCTTGTTTCTAAATCTGTTCATAATATCATTGACGTATTGTTCTGCCTTTATCTTTGGCAGGTTACCAACATCAATGTAAAAAATTCTGCGTTCAGGTGCGCGAGATACTCTGTAGATAACCAATGAGTCTTCAATCAACTTCAACTGATTCACTGGTTTGATTGCCTTGTGTAGAAATGATAGCATCATTCCAGTATTGGCATCCACTAAACCAGATGGAGTATACACAACAGAGTCCAGTGACAACTTTACACCGGCAGTTGTCTGTTCTGTAATACCCTTATCATTGAATAGATAATACTCATCAATTTTCTTGACAACCTCAACATTGGTACCTGGTTGTCTTTCCCTGATTACATTTTTGATCCTGCGAATTTTCCGTGGATCAATGGCACGCATTTCTACAATGCCATCCTTGATATTATTTTCATCGATCATGACATGATAGTATAGGCGACCGTCAACATACCAGGTCCTAAACATATCATGTCCACGTTCATCGATCTTCAACAACTGTAAAACTATTTTGAACTCTTCTACAATTTTTTTCTTAATGGACTCAGATAACTTCAGGTCATCCAGGATAATCTCAACGGGTTGTTTACCGTCCTCTGCCATGATTGCTTCATTGATGATGTCTTCAATTGCAGAATCACAATCCGGATACTGAGCAACTTCTCTGTATCTGCGGATAAGGTCATTCTCATTTTTGATTACACCTTCAACATCCAGCACCATTCCATAATATGAACCGGCATTTATGGATGATATGATTGCTGAACCGTCATCGGCAGCAGGAGGAACAACTGATAGTATGTTGCTCTTCTCCTTGTCCCTTTTACCTAACGTGATCTCAAGCCCAAATAATTGCAAAGTAATTCTCCAAATGTTGTATAATGTATTATACTTATAATGCTTTTACTTCTGCTTATACTGAAATCGGGAATGTTCCGACTGGAGTATCGATAGAAGTGCTAATACCAAATGCACCACTCATTGCTGTGTTAGATGTCCAATAGTTGTACTGGAATGTAACATCAAACATTTCAATCTGTGGATTGTCATAGTCAAGTTGAATTGTACTAATAGTTGTTGGATACGCATCAACAAACTTATAGGACTTCACTTGTGCGCCATTGCGATCTAGTTGATGAACAGACATATCAACTTGGTAATCACGGGGATTTACAATACCATTTGTGGCGTTCAAATTCTGAATACCATGGGACCATTGTTCAAACGCATTACGGATGTTGAATGATGTTTCGTTATAGATTGTAATGGTCCATGGAACAAATGTACGCTCACCAGCAAAGTTCACTGGACGACCACGGTAAAACATTTCTATGTTGGTGATATCAGATGATGGTAACTGAGCAGCCTTACATAAAAACTGTCCTTGTTGTCCAGCAATAATACCTGTTGTTACAAAGGATGGATATGTAATATCAACCCTAAACTGATTAGTACGTGCACCACCAGATGATAGTTGTGCCTTAAAATTCGATATGCTAGCAATTTTGGGTGCCTCTCTTATTTAGATTAAATGATGTCTTGAAATATGTTGTTTCAAAACGCTTGTTGTTAATTCTCTATGACACAATATACAAGAACATTTGGGTTGATAATTTCCAACTGCATTACTTGGTTTTCCTAATTTAGATAAACTCTTTTTTCGTTTAGTTTCTTCGGATTCTTTCACTCCAAGTTTATACGTATTTCCCCAATGAGCCTTCTTTTCATTTACCTCATCTGAATGGACCCTACCTGTATTAGATAATCCCATACGTTTGGCGTGTGCTAACAATTTATCTGATGGCACTCTGTTCGTTCTTCCCTTCTGAGCGTCTTCAGGTGAAATAGAAATGTTATCAGTTTTATTTATAAAATCATTTCTGTTTGCCGCATTCATTCTTTTAAGGACTCTAGTTTCCCAAAGTCTAGCCTTTTTGACATCTGTAAAAGTTTGTCGTATTTCAAATACAAATGAATTTACTCCATATTCTTCGATGAGTTGTTTTACATATTTAGAACTAGTCTTATAGTCATCCCAAAACTCCGTTGGATGACACCCTTTAGCATACCTACACCCATAATAAAATGTATTGGTGGGGATGTGTTTCAATAGATATGTATAGGGTATCATAACAATTAAACTAATTAAGCACCAAGTTCACTGAATGCTACACCAGTTCTGGCTGCAATGAAGTTCAAAGTTATATAATTGATTGAACGTGCTGGTTTGATGTAGATATCAGCAACAAATTCGTTGCGGTCAATAACTTCACCAGTGTTGTTTGTGTCATCACATACCACTTGGAAATCAGTGATACCACGGCGACCTTCAACATCACGGAGGTATGGTTCTACCATGCTCTTGAACATCGCACGGGTGAACCCATCATTGAATTCGAATAGTTGATACTTAGCAGAGATTGCAATTGCCTTCTCAAGTACGATGAACAAACGACGCACATTGATACGATCAAACGCACTTGGTTTTGCAAGTAGAGTTTTATCGCCATACAATACAGTACCATTACCGGGAAATGAAACAACTGGATTAACACCTGCTTGGTATAATGTATCACGATCTGTCTTGTTTGGGTTGAATGCCAACTTGATACAATTCTTGATCTGACCACGATTCAATCCACCTGGTGACCACCAAGCATCATTTGTGTTATCTGTTCTGGCGCATAGACCTGCGATATCACCATTCAATGGGACGTAACGATATACATCATTGTAACGGTCATACTGATACTTGTAACCAGTATCAAGAGAAGCATATGATGTGCTTGGAAGTAAATTACGATAAGCAATAATTTTATCGGTTGCGAAAGACCCAAGTAATCTGATTGGATCGCCAGTTGAAATATCTTGTGGAGATACAAATGCTATACAGTCTAAACGGAATTCAGCAACATTGCTGATAACATCGATAGCAACGGTTGTAGATGCCTTGCCTAACATGATCAAACTAATATCAATTTCTTCGCTATTGGCAAACAAACGGAATCCATCAATAAAATCGCCATCAGTGGCAGCAAAGTCATCAATACCGCCGGTCAGTGTAGTTGTGGTTTCTCCACCCGCCAAATCAGCAAAGGCGATATTGGCAGCAGCGGTGCCCCAATTTGTACCGGAGATTGGATGATCTGTCCACCAAACATACTTGGAACTATTATTGATAACAGTCTTGTAGTAACTATTGGAACCATCTGACTTCTTGGCATCTGATGCTTTAGATAGGAATGAATATGTTTCTAACACTACTTCTGTGCTACCTTGGGTTTCGATAACAATTACGTGAAGTTCATCATCAGATCCAGAAACTCGTTCTGCATGATCAGATGTACCTGGTGCTGTTGGGAAACTTGTTTTATATGCCCAAGTTGGGAAGGTGGCACTATCTGCCATGGAGATTTTGATGGAGTTGCCATATGTACCAGGGTACTTTGCAGTGAATGCACCAACAACACCTTGACCGGCAGACCAATTATTTTCGTAGTCATCGGCATTCTTAATTTTCACGCCACCAACAGTGATAGATGATGTGGCAGTTGCACGTAGACCTGCCCACTTCAATTTTGCTGTTCCGTTTACAACTGATGGTCTAGCAGTACCAGTCGAACCAGTGCCAACTCCTGTTGCAGTGAATATGACACCGACTGTATTGGCAGATGCACCAATTGCGGTAAAGTCTGTATCACCAACAACCAAAATTGTGTATTGTGTAGTAGGAATAAAATCCCCTGTTAGAACGATAACACTTGCGTGGGTAGGTGCTGTTGACGCATCAGTGGTACCGGCAGTGGTGACTGTGTAAAGATTTGTCAGGTGAGCAATTTGTTGACCAAGAGTAACGGCAGTGGAAGCAGTCCAAGATGTACCGATTGTGATTGCAGGTGCAGCAGTGTAACCAGAACCAGCAGTACCGATAACGAATCCAGTGACAGCATTATCAGTTACAGCAGTTGTAATAGCAGCTTGAATACCACCGGTAATATTAGGAGCACCGACAGTGACTAGTGGGTTAGAAGTATAACCACTACCACCTGTACCAAGGGTCATTGAAGTTACTGTACCAGATTGAGTGGTGACAGCATTTCGTGCCAAGTTAGAATCAACACGGACGCACTTTAGGTTGTTTGTGTATGCCAGAAAGTTTGCAGCAGTGAAAAATGATTGCGCAGTTTCATCATTTGGTTTACCAAACAACTGAACTAGAACATTTTCCGAGGAAACTGTGACTGGATATGAAACTGGACCCCACTGAAATTCACCGGCAAACGCACCAATAGAGGTGGCAACCGCAGGAACAATGGATGTAAAATCTTTTTCAACTACGGTGACGCCTGGTGATAGTGCGAACGGCATAATATTTCTCCTTATTACATTAATATTGTAAGTTACTTATAGCACATTTTTATACTAAAATACTGCTGGTAGAGCATGTATACTATTATTTATAAAAATTAAAAGTTGAGGTTTACAGGTTCCTCATCGATACCATCATTGAACCACCCAATTGGGGTCAATTCATCCTCAATTTGTTGCATTTGCTGCTTATAAAGCATTTCACGTATATTTATATTGTTGAGATCTTTGAAGTAGGGATTAGTTGTCAACCACGAAAACAGCACTAATGTCATCACTAAATCATCGTTATACCCATCATCTGCCATGTATGTACCCTTGCGCTCGATGAAGGTGGATATCTCAGATATTATCTCTGGGTCTGATAGTAGTATCTTGTTACCTTCCAACAGTGATTTGAATGTCTGGCAACCTATCCGTTTTACTTTCTTATCTGTAATCACACCCAGTTGTGTCCTACCACTGCCTCCAAATCCTGCAGATGCTGTCTGTCCCTTGGTGGATCTCTGAACATACAGAATATTCTCATATTCCAACTCATCGTGGAGAATATGTACCACTTGTTCAGATGAGTTTATTTCCACCAAAACATCCGCATTATTGTACTCTTTTGCCACTTTATATATCACATTTGGGTATAAAAGGGGACTAATTTTGTTGTTTCTATACTTACCCACAACTATGTACGGAAACGATGTGATATCAACAATAATAAAGGCAGAATAATCTCCACCCACACCCTTTGCTGTATCTGCAACGATTACATAGTTGTTACCCTTGACTGGAGTTGCTGCTATATCCAATCCATCCTTCATATATAGAAAGTCTTTTGGTACTAACTTTCCATAGGTATCTGCAGAGATAAGTGTTAGTGAAGAACCAAGGAAGGTTGTCAAAACCTCCTGTGCAAACTTGGTCTCACCCAGCATGTCCTTCTGCTTCCTTGCCCACTCGTCATCTCTATTTGGATGCTCCGAGTAGTGAACAAGAACCGGAGTAAATCCATTAGTGCCTGCCTCCGCACCCTGCCAGAAATGCCAGAAGTGGTTATATCCAAGTGGCGTTGAGGTCAGGATAATCTTGGAGGTCTTACCCGAGGATATAGTTGGATAGGTGGAAGTGAAGAATTCCTCGGCAACTGTATTGGGAATAATTGCAACCTCATCAATGTATAATAGCGAAACACTGCGACCCCGAATACCGGAGGTTGAAGTTGCTGCCGTAAATACTATGGAACCATTCTCGAGTTTTATATCACCCTTGTTATATGTTGAAACTCCTTGTTGTAACCAAGCAGGCAAACACTCAAACATCTGCTGATACCTGGATAGAATTTCCCGTGCCATTGCTGCCTTATTGGCAAGGATGGCAACTGTCTTGTTATCATTGAATATGGTGTAATGTAGAATATATGCAGCAACAGTTTGAGTATTGTGCGATAATATTCCATTAGTGTAAAAGGTATGTTCCTTGGAATCTACAGACAAGTCATACATAGGTTCTGTATACCCTAAACTCGCAACAGACACAACCGCAGAGTTCCCAAGTCTAGTTCTAATTATATGACCAAGTGAATCTTTGGCAAATATTTCAGCATAGTTAGAATCAATCAAAATGTGAGTGTCTGCACACTTCAACGACATACCATTATCTAATACAATTTCGTATATCTCATACTCTATTGTTTTATTTGATGAAATTATATCTTCATATCCAGTTTCAGTTTCAACCTGCCACTCAGCAGAATCAAAAACTTCCGTAAACTTGCGATCTATTGAATCAGATAATTTCATTTTTGAATTTTCGTTTGAACATAGCATCAGAGGTTTCTGGTGATAATAATAAATCGTTTGCTTCTTTCAACAATACGTCTATATCAATACCATTTAGAACTTCTGTCCAACCAAATGGTCCATAGTCCTTCTCTATTATTGTGTGTAAATATGACCGTTTCAATATTTGCTCAATTTGAAATGCGTGATTTATCGTTGTAGTTTCAAATAACAAAACTTCAACTTTATCTAAATCGACTTGCTTATATCTACTAGAAATCTTTCTGGATGTTATTCCAATTTTATACGAGGCCTCGGCAATTTTGATGACATAAAAACTACCAGGATCATCCAGTTCATTATTCCACAAGGTCCTGAAATTTATCTTAGTGGATTTTCTTTTGTTTATATCCGACAACTCGTCTGCAGATTTACTCATAATAGTATTTTGCCAACGATCTTGTCTATCTTTCCAAATCGCAGTACCTTCTATTTCGCCATATTTTTCTATACAAATCTTCAATGAAAATGTAGTTTGACGAATTTTCAATAACTGTAACGATTCTTCCTCAGAATATCCTCTAGACAAATAATAATCAACATTAGTATTGACATTGTTGTTATCCATTCTAGTCTTAGCTGCAGTAATCTTCAGATCTTCTATATATTTATCATCAGTAAAATGTATGAATTTCTTACTGAATGGTGAATACTTTCCTCCATGCTGATATGCTGGATTCTTATCGCCTCTAATCGACTCTCTAACATCCTCAGATTTAGTGCATCCGTACAATGTAGTGTAATCTTTGGCAGAGATGTTATGTATTTGAACATGCCCACCGATATCAGATGACCTATATCCGCAATATGCACAAGCAACATATGAATTTTTATCTGCGGTATCTGGATATCGTATAAAACTCCGTTCTAGTCTCTTTATCGTTGCTCTTCTATCTTGCGAAATCTTAACGCAAGACTTACTACAAAACGTAGCGTTGTATTGCTTCGGTAAAAAACTTTTATTACATTCTTTACAAGATTTTTGGGTATAAATAGTCATGCTGATACTCCTCTTTAGTATTAGAGTCCTTGGATGTTTCTAGCATCGTGAAGGACATATGTTTTAGATAACATATAATCTATTTATAAGAATCGATATTTTGACCCAACAAATTGTGGAAATCTTCTGCAGACAGTTCTCTGATTTCTCCAGTAATCTTGCTTTTTATTCTGTAACTCGTTGATTTTTCAACGCATTTTCCACTCTGCCTTGGCTGCATGCTGACTACTAAATTTTCATTGTGTATGGTATTGATAAACCGGATCTGATAATCATACAAAGCGAATGGCACCAGTCCGTGATCCAAAGAAATTACCTTGCAGTAGGTCTGGATAAAATATACTGGATCAGTCTTGCACTTTACATACTCTTTTACCTGCTCTTCAGTGAACTGAACTGAAACACCAGTGGCCTTGACATTACTATTATTATTGTATACGGTGCTCACTAAAGTCCTTCTGCCCAATTTTCATTTACCACAGCACCAGTTGTAGTATTACCAGTTGCACTATA